CGGTCAGCGCCCCCTTGAGGCTGCTTCTTATCGATTTTCTTGCAGAAGCAAGAAAACCGCCGCCGGAGGCACCCAGCCAAAGCCCGTAGGGAACGCCCTATGTGGCGTTCCGCCGCCCCACCGCCTCCAGCCGGTCCGTTTCCCCCGGCTGCCCCGGCATTGGACAAACGGAACGGCAACGCAGGCCGTTCCCTATTCCTCTTCCCCATCTTTGCTCACCGCAGCCGTCCCCGTCGCCGGGTCCAGCGCCCGCAGCTCTGCCGCCGCTGCCGCTTCCTTCTTCCGCTGCCTTACGTTCTCCGCCCAGCTGTTGCCGTTGTACTCGCTGGCCTCCTGCTCCTGGGTGGAGATGTTCAGGGCGATCCGCATGGAGGCCGCTTCCGCTTCCTTCTTCGGGTCCACATGGCCCATGCTGGCTCCCTTCCAGCTGCAGGCGCACCAGGCTTGCCGTACCGCCGGGTCCTCAAAGAACCCCGGGGCCTCCACCCGCCCGATGGCCACCGCCTCGGAAAGCCATGCCTCATATACCGGCTGGCAGAAGCTGTCCACAAATTCCGCCCGGTAGGTCCTGACGGTCCGCCAGTAGTCCAGCAGCGCCGCCCTTGCCGCCGTGTAGTTGGAATCGTATTTCTTGATCAGAACCTCCTTCGGCGTCTTCATCCCCGCGCCGATCTCCGTCCACATGGCGTTTACGAAGCTCTCAAACCCGGAGTTGCTCCGCAGGGGATTCACGCTTTCCACCTTTTTCCCGGGCGGCAGGTCGTAAATGGCCCCGGGGGCCAGCTCCAGCTGCAGGTCATCGTCCGTTACCTTGTCTTCCTCGTTGACCGCATCCTCCAGCCCCGCCTTTCCGTCGTCTTCGTCGGAAACGAGAAACGCCGTCAGCATGGAGCTGACCACGTTGGCGGCAAGCTCCGAGTTGATGTACCGGTCCAGCTGCTTGATCTTCTCAATCTGGGCCGCCACAAAGGGCGTTCCCCGCCGCTGCTCCGGGCGTTCAAAAGTGGTGATGTGCAGGATGTTGGGATATCCCGTGTCCTTGCCGTAGGCCTCAATGGCCGTCCAGCTCACATTCTCTGTGTCGTTCTCCCGCAGCGGGTGCCGGTTAGCGATGTGATACCGGATGACTTCCCCGTCTTTGGATATCTCCACCCCGTCCACGATCCGCCCGCCGCTTTCCGTCTCCTTCACATCCGAATCTCCGTCCGTATCCGGTGTGCATATCCGGTCCGCCTCCAGCAGCCGTATGGTGGTCTGGTAGGGCGTCCGCTTGTTCTCCTTCATGCCGAACAGGGCGAACACATCCCCGCTCATGAGCATGGAGAGAAACGCCAGCTTCTGCAGGGCGTAGAAGTTCTTGCTTCGCTCCGCGTCGCATTGGGGGGAGCTTGCCCATAGCCGGAATTCCCGCAGGGTCTGCCGCTCCCACTGGTCCGCTTTTTCGTCGGAAAGCCCCAGCTTTTCTCCGTCGATCTTGGGGCTCGGCATAATCCCCCAGGCCACTGTGGCCGCCGTCAGCGTGTCCGGCCCGGATTTTGCCAGGCCGCCTCCGGCGTACAGGTCTCTGGCCCGCTGCCGCAGGGTCGCCCCCTGCAGGTCGATGTCATCCTCCGCCGCGCCGCCGCCAACGATCCAGCCTACCATGGAGTTCAGGGTCTTGCTGGCCCCGTGGTTCCCGTACCCCGTGGCCGCTTCCATTATTTCCAGCCCATCCCTCTGCCGTTCCAGCCGCTCCTTCCGCACCCGTTCCCGGTAGGCCCTGGCCCCCTTCTCCGGACTGATCAAATACAGCGCCCGCTCCTTAAAATTCGCTCGTTCCATGTATCCTCCTAAAAGCAAAAGTTTCCTGGGCCGCTTCTCCGAAAAAAATACCGAAACATTCTTCTCAGGTCCGTAATGGCGCGCCGGAAAGGATTCTCAAGGGGGCGGTGCGTCGCGCAGCGAATCTAATGAATCGATTGCCGGTGGCAACCGCACCACTAATACATCGGCTCTGCGGCGGGAGCAAGCAGCGGTCAGCGCCCCCCCTTGAGGCTGCTTCTTATCGATTTTCTTGCAGAAGCAAGGAAACCGCCGCCGGAGGCACCCAGCCAAAGCTCGTAGGGAACGCCCTACGTGGCGTTCCGCCGCCCCACCGCCTCCAGCCGGTCCGTTTTCCCCGGCCTCCCCGGCACTTGGCGAACAGAACGGCACGCAGGCCGTTCCCTACTCTTCGTCTTTCTCTTCCTCCACCGGCCCCTCTGCCTCTTCCGGCAGCGGCGTGTCCGCAATCTCCTCCAGACAGGCCCTTACCTCCCGGTCCAATATCCCGGCAATGGCCTCCCGGCTCTCCAGAGCGTAAATTTCCTCCGTCACCCGCCCGGGCAGCTGCAAGAGCTTTCCCACCGCCGTCTTAATGACCCCCGCCCAGAGGGAGCGCACCTCGTTCACATCGATCAGCTCCCCCTGCATCCGGGCCACCTCCAGCCGGGTCTTCTCAATTTTCACCTGCTCGTGGACCGCCTTGGCCTCTTCCAGCCCCATGCTCTTCCCCGTGGCCTCGCCTACCTGGTAGTCCACCCACCGCTGCACGAAAGCCGCCGCGTCGTATTTCCCGTTTTCTCCCTCTACAAAGAGCTTCTTGTCCTTCGCCAGCCCTTTGTCAATGTCAAACAGCCGCCGGTACGTATACCCCGCCAACCCCGCCAGCTCTTTTTTCGTCAGCTCCATTTTTCTCCCCCAAAAGGCTTCCCCTGGGGCGGTGTGCCGTACCCAAAGCCTTCCCCTGGGGTGGTGCTCCGCGCAGCGAATCCCAATCCCCAATAGCTGCCAGTGGCAGCTATACCATGCTGTAATAGGTGGCCCGCCGAACGGCGGGTCGGATGAGGGTGGTGCTCCGTGCAGCGAATCAGAATAAACGATTGCCTGTGGCAATCGCACAATAATTCGTGCGGTATCAACTTCCCAGCGGAACCAGCCCTACACCCAATTCCCCGGAAATAAAACTCGTAGGGAACGCCCTATGTGGCGTTCCGCCGCCCCCCCCGCCCCCATCCGGTCCGTCTTCCCCGTCTTGTGGGAGCCTTTTACTTCACCCTGCCAAACAGGAACCCGAAGTTGTGCACCGCCCGTTCCATCAATATCTCGTTTGCCGTCCTCTCAATGGCCGGTCTTGCCTGGTTCATGGGCATCTGGGGCAGCGCCAGCGCCGAAACGCCCTTGATGGGCATTCTCCCGCCGCCCGTCCTGGTCATGACTGTGAGGCCGATCTCGGTCGCCACTTTTTTCTTTCTGGATTTCTTTATGGCTTCCTCTCTGCCGTCTTCCTTTCTCAGGACCTTCTTGCCCTTCTGCGTAACAAATCCTTTGACGTTCGCGTTCCGGAACGGCGGATTCCCGCCCTGGTGCGGCAGGTGATCCGGCAACGTGCTGGCCCTTCCTTTCAGAATGTTCGCCGTGATCTTGTATTTTGGAGGCGGGCCACCATAGAATCCGCCCGTCGCCTTGAACGTGCCGCCGACGGTGCCCTTCATGCCCTTCAGCGGGATCACGCAACAAATGCTGCTCCATCCGAATTGCAGCTCCGGTTTCTGAATGCCCTCGTTCACAAATTTATTATCGACTGCGTATTTCTTTTGGACCTCTCTTTGAATCGGCTTCCGCAGACCCTTTCCCGTCTCCCATACGGTCCGCTTCATCAGCTTGTTAAACTCCGGCGGCGTCAGCTTCTCCCGCATGGATTCCAGCAGCTCATTCGCCTGCGACGTGTCCAGCGTGACCTGTACCTCCATCCTATCGCCTCCTCCAAACTCCAAAAGCGCATACGTCTGCGCTTTTCATATTTCAAAAGCCTCGCAGAGTTTGCCGCCCACAGGCAGCTAAGGCGTGCGCGCGGCAGACTGCAAAAGTTTGTTTGGGAAGCCCGTCAGGGGTTTCCAAACAGTCTGAAAAGCGCATACGTCTGCGCTTTTCTCCCAACAGAAAAAGGCAGCCGGTTTCCCAGCTGCCTTTCCCTTCAACTTACGGAAGGATCATCAATGCCCGTCTTTCGACGCTATCATTTTATCGCATCCCCCTTGTTTTTTCAACACCCCGCCCCGGAACATCTACCGTCCAAAAGCGCATACGTCTGCGCTTTTCATATCCCCGCCTCCAGCTCCCGCCGCAGCCGCTCAAATTCCCCCCGGCTCAGCCCCAGCCGCTCCCTGGCCCGTATGTCCGCCACCCCGTCCAGGTAGATCAGCCGCGCCAGGCTCCGCTTCTCCGGGTCCCGGATCTCTCCCAGGATCCGCTCCGCCCGGGCGATCTGCCTTGTGTAGCTCTTCACCAGCAGCCGGTGCCGCTGTTCAATGTCCGCCATGGCAGCAAAGGCTTCATCCATGCCGCCCTTGCCCCCGCTGCCGCCCACGCAGGCCGTGATCTGCTGGGTCATCCGGTTCATCCGCTCCCGTTCCCATCGCTCCCGCAGCTCCAGCGATTCAATGTCCGCCTGCAAATACCGGACCTTCATCAGCGCCTTCAGGTTTTCGTTCTCCACCACCCGAATCCTCCGTGCTTCCGCCATCCCCGCATCTCCTTTCTCAAGCCTTCCCCTGGGGGGAAGGTGGCCCGCCGCCAGGCGGGTCGGATGAGGGGCGGTACAAGCTGATTTACTGAACCGCCTCTCAAGTCCTCCTCTGCCGTGGCTTATTTTTCCGTTTTCCGCCGCCGTCCGTTCCGCGCCGCCCGGGCGCAGCCCTCCGAACAGTAAAACTTCTGCCGGGTCTCCAGCATCACGCCGCATACCGCGCATTTCCGCCCTGCCCGCGGGTGATCCTCCCAGTATTTTTCTTTTCGGGCCTTTTTCCGCTCCTCCTGGTGTACCAGATATTCGCACCGCACAGAGCAGTATTTCCTCTGGTTCCCCGTGAGGACCTTTCCGCATCCCAGGCATTTCCGCGGATTCTCTCCCGGTTCCCCTTTCGGTGTCTTCCGTGCCGCAGGTTCCTCTTTGCTGTCCGCCGTCCCGGCCCTCTCTTCCGCCCCCGCCAGGCACACCGTCCCGGCCTTTTCCCGGGCCTCCCGCTCCGCCTGGGCCTTCTTCGCCGCCCGCCTTGCCCACCGTTCCCGTTCCTTCCGGGCCTTGTATTCGGCGTACCTGCGTTCCTTTTCCAGGATCTTTTCCTGCTCCCTGGCATACCGCCGCCCCTCGAAAACGCCGTATGTAACCCCCGCGTTTCTGGCCTCAGCCGCTTCCTTTGCCAGGTTATCCCATTCCGGGTCAATTTTTATCTTCTCCATTGCCCCCTGCCTTCCGTACCGGCTTCCCGTCCACATAGTAACGGTACCCATCCGCCAGCATTCCCTTCAGCTGCTTCTCCGTATACCCGCACCGCACCAGCGTCTCCGACCGGCACACCGTCACGCCGCCTCTTTTGATCTCGTACATCTCAATACACCTGGCTCACGTCCATGGGCAGTCCGCCCTGGGCCGTAGCGATCGTCTTCTTCATGTCCTCGTAGCTCTCGTCCACTTCCTGGGCAGTATCGTCCTGAAACAGCAGCTTTGCGTGCCCCTCTTTGCTGATCGCCGCCACCACCAGGTCCAGATTCACCAGAAACTCCTCGCCCTCCGCGTGGCACTTTACAAATTTCGCCATTTTTTCATTCCTCCGAAACGTCAAATAAGTCCATCTGCCCCTCTATGGGGCTTTCCTCTTTCTTCCGGTCCCCCCGGGCCAGCTCCATCACATTCCGCCCCATCCAGGCCCCTGGGTCCCCGATCATCATGCAGGCGGGCCAACTCCTGGCCCAGTCCGTAGCTTCGCTGGCCGTGTCCCCGTATACCTCGCACTTGAAGTATTTCTTCTGGTGCGTCCCGGTCTCCACCAGATGCCCGCACTGCCCGCATTTCTTCCCCACGCAGGCCCCAAACAGCTCGTGCATCAGCTCGATTTTCCTGCTCATGTCTGCCTCCCATCCTTTCTCTTCCGGCTTTTCGGCATTCACATCATCCGGTCCCACTTCCGCGCCGCTTCCTCTGCCTCCTCCAGCAGCCGCGACGCCTTTTCGATCGTCTCCTGCGGTATGTCCACCAGCCGCTTCCCCTCGTAGGGCTTCATCAGCGCGCAGTATGCCATGCGTTTCTCCGCAGCGGTATGCAAAAGCTTGCCCGCTTCCTGCTCTTGTTTCTCCAGCTTCCTGATCTCCAGGTCCCGCAGAATGAACGGCAGGTCGCTCATAACCAGACTTCGGCGTTCCAGCTCCAGTATCACCCAGATCATCTCCGCTTTCGTGAGCCTTTGTAGCTTTTCAGCGGTCTCCATCGGCTTTCTCCCTCTTCGGCGGGCAGATGAACATCTTTTTCAGCCGCCGGATCTCCCCGTAGGCCTCTTCCAGCGCCGTGTCCGCCATACATACCAGCTTTTTCATGCAGTCCTTCTCCCAGATCAGTGGGCAGGCCCTGCATTTCTCTTCCGCGCACATTGCCAGGGCCTGCCGCAGCTTCTCCCGGTCCTCAGTTTCCATCCGGTATCACCCTTTCCTTCCAGAGTTTTTTCTTCAGCATCTGGCAGTGGTTCCCCAGGGGCTTGTCCCCGCCCTCGTTTTCCAGGTCCCAAAGCCACCTGTCCATGCGGATGATCATGCATTCCACGTTGATTTGGCCAAATGTCTCCACCAGCTCCCGGTACTCCTCTGGGCTCAAAAAGATCTGCTGATGGACCCCGTAGCTCTCCCGTCCGTCTGTTCGGACGATTTTCAAACATTCGCTCTCTTTTCCTCCGAGGTCCCCCTCCGGTTCCCCTCCCGGTCCGTAGCCCGCGCGCGCGTCTGAAGCTACGGTACCGGATAAGGATTCGGATAAGGATTCGGATAAGGATTCGGATATGGATTCGGATTCGGATTGGATTACGGGCACATTTGCGTTCGCCTGTATTCCCTTGCTTTCCTTGTTGTGCATCGGATTGCCATTGCAATCATCTGTATTCATTTGCTTGCAGGTGTTTTCATCGGAATGCAAAGGCGTTTCACAGGTATTCCCATGCTGCGCTTTTCCCACGTTTGTGTTATTATGTTCGGTTTTCGGTTCCGGGTACTTGCTCTTCTTGGCTCTTACGTTCTGATGGTCGTTCCACCCGGGAAGGTACAGATACGGCTTGCCCTCAAATTCATACAGAGCTACCAAACCTGCACTCTCCAACTTCGAAATGGCCTCAGCAACCGTCTTGCCCGTTAGATTCTCCTTCAGCGGAAACAGCCGATTCTTAATGATCGACACCCGCCCGTCAAACCGCCCATAGTCGTCGCAGTTCACGATCAGCCGGTAAAACAGCACCTCTTCAAACCAGCTGAGCTTGTTCACACTGTCGCTGGCACAAACAGATTCCTTCAATATCCTGTTCGGCATTCAGCAGCCGTCCTTCCCCGCCCGTCCCCGGGCCTCTTTCACGATCTTCAAAACCGCACCCTGGTCATTCCAGGTCTCGATCTGCCGCATGGCAACCTCATATTCATGCTTCGGGATCTCCCGCAGCGCCCCCACGCCGTACCGGCCCAGGACCGCCTTCCGGATGGCCCGTCCGCAGCTGGCCGCCGCCTTCCGGTCCTCCCCGAAGCCCTTCTTTTCCAGCAGTTCCTCGCTGCGCTGTCGGATGGCCGCTTTCAGGTGCCCTTCCTGGGCAGTGCTTACCGGCGTGTTCAGCCGCAGCTGCCGCTCCAGCGCCTCCAGCCGGTCGCTCTGCATCTTCTGGGTCTGGCTCAGCTCCCGCAGCGCCTCCATGTTTTGCTTCAGCAGTCCCGCCATGGTCTCCATGATGGGATTCATCATCTGCTGTACAATGGCCCCCAGGGCTTGGCTGTCCACAATGGACAGTCCTTTTTCTTCATCCATGGACGATCCCTCCTTCAATGGTTTCCAGGGCTTTTCTGCTTCTGGCTGCCCAGTCCTCCACGGCCCGCAGGCTCTCGTCCCACTGCCGCAGCTCCGTTCCCTCGGTGGTCTCCGCGAACCGCCCGCCCATGTAGGGCATCTGGCTCACGGCCCCCAGGAAGCTTCGCACCGCCGCCCCGAATTCTCCCAGGCTCAGGCTCCCGCTTACCTCCCGGTCCGCGTCTCCCCGGGCCAGGCTGCTCTTGGCGTCCAGCAGCTCGCTTTGCAGCTGCTCATACCCCGCTTGAGTCTCTTCCAGTGCCGCCCGCAAGTCTTCCGCCTCCTGCCCGGCGTCCGCCGCCTGGGCCAGGGCCTCCTCTTCCCGTGCCTCCGCTTTCTCCGCCCGGCTATTGGCCTGCTCCAGCTGCCCCAGAAGTTCCCGCTCCCGGGCGCTCTGGCCGCTCCGGTCCTGGATGATCTTCGCCAGCTCCCCCTTAGCTTCGTCTCGTTCCGCCCGGGCATTCCGGATTTCCTCCACAGATAACGCAATGGTCTCCCGCCTTACCCGCTCTTCCAGGGCGGCCCGGTCCACCTGGGTCTTCACCCGCTGGGCCTCCAGCGCCGCCTTCACGGCCCTGTCCACCTCCCGGGCGGTCATCTCTTCCAGGTCGTTTTCCTTGGCAAAGTCCTCTTCTTTCCCCTCCGGCAGCGCCAGCATTTTGGAAAGGGAAGAGAATTTCACGGTCTCAAATCCCGCTTTCCCTCCAAACCGCTTCCATACGGCCATATATTGCTGTGCCGTCCGTTCGGACATCTGAAAATTTTCCTTCACCCACTTCTCAAACTGCCCCCTGGGTACCAAAAGCTTTGCTTCGCACAAAACCCGTCCATACTGCATCAGATTCATGGCTGCGCTGGACAAAAACATCTGCCCCTGCCGCGCCAGCCCCTCCAACACAACCGGCAGCTGTGCATCTTTTTTCACCATTTCTTCCATAAAGCATTGATTCTCCTTCCAAAATATCAAATCAGATCAAACAAACTTGCCTGCTCCATCTGCGCCTCCTCCCCTCTCAAATACCCCACCGCGTCCGCAAAGTACCCGGGATTCAGTTCCACTCCCCGGCCCCTGCGCCCCATTCTCACGGCCATCATGGGCACCGTCCCCAGCCCCGCGAAGGGGTCGAAAACCAGGTCCCCGGGATTTGAGTACCGGTTGATGATCCGCTCCACAATGTCTAACTGTAAAGGGCATACGTGCAGCTGCTTTCGCCGCTGGCTCTGGGTGGTGTTCAGGGTCTTCATCCGGCTGATGTCGTCCCAGACGTCCGGGCAGGTGGAGGCAGGCGGCACCGTCATAAACTCTTTGGAAATGGCGTCCTTCTGCTCCAGGGCGTAGCTCAGCGCCGCGTGGGCGTCATAGTCGTAGACGTGGGTCCGGCTGTATTCCCGGAACCTGCGCATCCGGTCGCTCATTTTCAGCCGCGCCAGCTCCTCCGGGTCCAGATTCCGGTCCCCGCTGCTCCGCCAGAATGCGTGGGCGTCCAGCTGCCATTGGCTCAGTGGGTAGTCCGCCTTGTCCTTCACCACCCGGTCGTCGGCGTAGGCCTTTGTCCGGTCCGTGGGCAGCTTCCGGAACAGCAATATGTATTCCGGGCACCCTACGCCCATCTTCGTCCCGTCCTTGCACTGCTCCGTCCACCCCAGCCGGTAGGTCTGATTGTTCTCCCTTACCACGTCCGTCACCACGGTGATCATCCCGAAGTAGGCAAATCCGTGCTTCATGTAGTGCTCAATGCACATGGCGTGGAAGGGCTCCATGGTGGGCATTCCCGTGCCGGTCACGTTGCCGAACAGCACCCGGTCTTTTACGTGGATCGCCGCCACCCGCCCCGGCTCCAATATCCGCAGCAGCTCCGGTGTCAGGTAGTCCATCTGCCGGAAGAAGTCCGCCGTGTCCTTGTTGTGGCCGAAGTCGTTGTAGCTGGGCGTGTATTCGTAGTGGTTGGAAAAGGGAATGCTGGTGTGGATCAGCCCCACAGACCCGGTCTGCATTTTCTTTACCTCTTCCACGCAGTCATTGTTGCTCAGTATCCAGTTTTCGCCTCTGATTTCCACTCTCTCCACCCCTATGCTCCGGGCCATCCGTTCCGCCTGGATGTTGTCCAGCAGCCCGAACTCCCTGACGATTTTGCGCATATTCTCCTGCAGGCGGTTGTGATTCTCCCATTTCTCCTGCAAAACGTTCCAGATCTGTTCCTCCGCCTCCGTGTAGATCACGTCAATGATCACCGTCTCCTTTTGCAGGAACCGGTAGATGCGGTGGATCGCCTGGATAAAGTCGTTGAATTCATAGTCAATGCCCAGGAAAATGGCCCTGTGGCAGTGCCGCTGGAAGTTGCATCCGGACCCGGAAAGGCTCTTCTTCGTGGCAAACAGCCTTGTCTCGCCCTCGGTAAAGGCGATCACCCGTTTTTCCCGCTCCTCGTATGGCAGGCTCCCCCAGATGTCCGTCACCCCGGGGATCTCTTTCTCAATGACCTCCCGTTCGTATTCCAGATCGTGCCAGATCAGGAAATGGGCCTCCGGGTCACTGTCAATGATCTTTTTCGCCTCCGCTACCCTGCTTTCCACGCTTTCCCGCTTCTCCCGGGCAGCGTCCTGCAGGTTCACCGCCGCGTCCCGCAGCATCTTGACCTGCCCGTCTTTGTCCACGGCCTCCCCCAGGTGGGAGTACAGGATGTGCTTTCGCACCACCAGCGGCGGCAGGTCGTACCCTGTGTCGTCGTACCCCAGGTCCGCCGGACTGCTGAGAAACAGCCCCCAGCTGCTCACCCACAGCCAGAACTCTTCTTCCTTGTGGGGGTACAGCGTCAGGTTGTTGGCCTTTGTGCTGTCCCGCTGGAAGAACCGGGTCAGCGCCTGCCCCGTGTCCATGACCTCCAGAAAGCCCGCGTAGTGGATCAGTTCTTTGTATCGATTGGGGCTGGGCGTCGCCGTGGCCGCCAGCTTGTATTTTATCCCCCGGAATAACTCCGTGAAGGTCTGGTAGGTCTTGCTCCCGAAGCTTCGCAGCACCGAAGCCTCGTCCAGCGCCGCCCCGGCAAACCCTCTCGGGTCAATGTCTCCGTCTCTTACCCGCTCATAGTTGGTAAGCAGGATGCTTCCCTTGGCCCTTCCCGCCTCTTCCATGGTCCTTACATATTCCGGTGCTTCCATGCCCAGGATCTCCCGGGCATCCCGGCAGAACTCCTGCCGTACCCCCAGGGGCAGCACGATCAGGCATTTCCCCTTTTCGTGTTCCGCCACCATCCGGCACCATTCCAGCTCCTGCACTGTCTTGCCCAGTCCGAAGCTCTCAAACAGCGCCCGCCGTCCGCCCTTCAGCGCCCAGACCACCGCATCCCGCTGGTGGGGCTTCAGCCTGGGGTTCAGGTCCTCCGCCCGCGCTTCAAACCCGCTCTCCGGCGCCACCACGATCTTCTCGCGCAGGAATTCATCATAGTTCATTTCTTCCCGCCCCGTTTCTTCCTGTATTTCTCCCAAGGTGCTTTCCCTGCCTGCCTTTTTACCCCCGGCGGCCCCTTCACCGCCCCAAGCATCTTCGCTTTGCTCATATCCATATCCTTCCGTTAATAATCTTCTGAATCCCAGCCGAAACATTCCCCCCAGCTGCCGTAAAAGCGCGCCGGGGGAAGTCCAGAGGGGGGCGGTGCGTCGCGCAGCGAATCTAATGAATCGATTGCCGGTAGCAATCGCACCGCTCAAAATCCTTCGTAATACCCAGCCGAAACATTTTTCCTTGGTCCGTAATGGCGCGCCGGGAGGATTCTCAAGGGGGGCGGCTCTGCGGCGGGAGCAAGCAGCGGTCAGCGCCCCCT